AGCAGATGCGCTTGCAGAGCATGATATTGAGGCTGAAGCGTATTGGACACGGATAGCATCAGCAGAAACCGATGCGCTAGAAGATACTGAGCCGTAAGCATCCCACCGAGTGACTGACGTTGTGTATAACGGACTGTCAAGCGACAGCGTTAACGAGTCTAGACTTGCCTTAAGATTATCAAGGCTGTCTATTGTCCACGGTGGGAGCAGGTCAGCCATATCACGCCAAAGTCACGCTCAATGAACCAGAGGCCATGCGGAAAACGTCACCAGTAGCGATGGTTTTCGAGGCATCTAAGGCTGTGTGGAATAACAGATTACCACCACTTGAAGCATCACGGATACCAACATGGGTAATCGTTCCCCAAGACCCACCAGCTTGAGGGAACTCAATAGCTGCTGAGTTAGTGGAAACTCCATTAGAAGGCGCACCAAACGTGATGGCTTGACGAGCGTAAGAAGTGCCAGAGCACTCAGTACCAGAGTCAGCATCGGTTGGGTCGCTTGTGTACAGAGCGAGATAAACGGTGGTTGGACTTGTGTAGCTCGTATTACGCAGGACTGCGTTAACTAGAGCTGTTTCTAGGTAATTACTCATTTCAGACATATAAATCCTTTATAAAAACTTGTTACTTTTTGCCATGTTTTGTTCTGCTGTAAGAATTGTCAAATTCCATGGAACGTGCAGACCAGAAACAAATTTTCCACGTAAAGGAACTATATGATCAACATGAAAATTCACTTCAAAAGAATTTGAAAGAATCCTTGCTGTTTCATAAAATTCCTTAATTTTCTGCCTTTGATCATAAGTTAACCATTTTGGCTGTCGCTGAAGTTTTGTCGCTCGTTTCTTAGCAGATATCTCAGCAACCTTATGAGGGTTATGTTTTGACCATTCTCTCGTTTTTAATGCGTTTTTTTCTTTGAACGATGCATTATCCTTTATCTTTTCATAATGTCTTTTTGCAGCGTCATTCATTTTTTCTTTGTTTTGTTGATTCCATTTTTTTGAAGCAAGCAAAACTTTTTCTTTGTTCTTTAAGGCATATCTCTTTTGTCTTATCCTAGCCTTAATCCTTTGTTCTTCAGTTACAACTTTCGTCATTTGTTAGCTGTTTTCATCTGCAAAGGAACACCAGAATATTGGCTCTTTTCACTTGATTCATTCAATGAATCCTTAGTATTTTTGAACAATGATGCCCAAGTTGCAAGTCTTGGGTCATTCATTAAATACAATTCAGACTCAAGCAAAGACGCATAAAGTAACGCATCAGGCGCATTTGCCATGAATACGTTACTGGAATTATCAGAACTCAAAAACGTAGGCGCTGCGTAATACAGCAGTTCCAACGTATAAGTCGAATCAGGAATTGGCGACAACTTGAACTCAGATGCCAAGATCGTGTAATCAACAGGCTTACCGCTTGTTGTTGAAGCAGTATTCCTACTAAAAATAGCAGGGCTTGAGTAAGTCAACGGCTGGATTGGATTTGTAGAAACGTAAAAGTCTCTAGCCTCAAGAAAGTCGCTTGGCAACTCAACAGTCGAATCGCCACCAGTTGTGGTAGTGGTTACTGACTTGAGCATTTGGCGAATACGCAACTCTCTGCGTAGACGCAATTCAGCAAACCGAATGAAGTCCTCGATTTGGTCAGTCAGGTCGGTACGAGCCAAATAACTCGCAACCTTTGTTTTTAAGTCTGTGAAAGTCGCAATGCTCATACATCATCCCAACCATATTCGTACGTTCCGATATGCCTTATGTGCTTAGACAAGTCGTGGTCAACAATCGTGTCAAAACCAACGTCAAAAGCCTTCGCACAGAAGTAAATATCTTCACCGATTGTCCCACCTTTGGCTGTGGTGTCAAACCAAAACCACGGTTTTTCAATCTTCTGGAATACTTCTTTTCGGACAAGAACCATCCCAAATCCAACGCCCATGACTTGCTCAAGACCTTCCTTGCCTTTGCTGTCAACTTTGACTAAATCCTTAGTCTCTGGGTCAACATCTAAAGCAGTCGCTTGGATAGGAAAGCGTCTAGTCGTAGCGTTTACGCCAACAATAGGCAATTCACGGGAAAGCAGGATTCTCAGCGCATCCCTTGGGAATCTCATGTCTGAGTCAATCCAAAGAATAGCGTCTGCGCCATCCTTTAACGCTTGCTCGGCTAATCGCTCACGTTGGTTGAAAATCAAAGTGCCAGGCACTTGGTAGATCATCAAAGACCCACCTTCAGCACACCTAGTCACACCTTCATACGCACACAGTTTCGCTAAATCAAAAGCGAACCCTGTCATAACTGTGTCACGGCATGGAACGCAAATGGCTACTTTCATATCTGTCCTGGTCGAGTTCTGAAGAACCGATTATCAGGGTCATTTAGGAAAGCGCGAAATCTTTTTTCATCAATCACAGCAAAACCACGCATGATGCCCTTTTTGTTCAGGTCATCAATAACCACGTTTGGCAGACTAGCAATCTTGGTGAACTCACCCCACTTTGTACGCTCATCAGTAGCGTTAAATTGGGCTTTGTTGCTCTCAAGAATCCCAGATATATCTTGCCGAGTCTCAATGAAATGCTTTCCATCGAGGTCGTGAAAATGTGTATCTTTGCCGTTTTGTGTTGCTATGTGTCGCATAGAAGAAGGGGGGTTATTAGCCCCCCTGTTGATTAAGAAGTGGTCAAGTCAGCAGCGATGCCGTGAGCAGCTTCATTACGCATTTCGAGGGTCAACTCAGCCAAAATCTGAGTTTTCTCTGCGTCACCAGCTTTTGCCAATTCGTTTGTGGCGAATGGGCGCAAGTAAGCAACTGCTGCGTATTCTGGGTCAAGAACCAGAGCGTCACGGGTACGCATGAAACGGTTAGGCACAACAGACATAGTGCCAAAGTCGCTCATGTACACATCGGCAGCACCAATAATGGTGGTGGGCGCATTGGCAGGAGCCATGAAACGCTGTGCAGCGATACCTGCGAAAGCAGACACGGCTTGCTTTTGGAATGGGCCAACCATCAAAATCTTGGGGTTGCCACCAGAAGAATAAACCTTCTGAATCACATCCTTCAAGATGGTCTCGGTGAAAGCACGTTGAGTGCCATCAGTACGAGTAGACACGCCAACGGTGGTGGGGTCAACACCAGCGGTAGTGCCAGACGATTTGCTTGTGTTGGTCTTAATCCAAGACAACATTGCGCCCAACTGACGAGCAGTAGAAGCATCACCAGCAGAACGGCCTTGGTTGGCATTCAAGATGGTTTCAATGTCACGCTTCAACTCAGCAGAGGCTTTGCTCAACTGATAGGCTTTTTCGCTCTTACGACCAGCACGATCAACGGCTTCCAAAGTGCCAGAGATTTTGATGGTCTTTTGAACGATCTGAGTGTAGTTGCCCAAACGAGTTGTAGGCGACATAGTAGCGTCAGAAGCGTCAGCACCTTCAACAGCAGCGTTGTTGGTGGTAGCAGCAGACAGGCTATCAGTTTGCCATTCGTGGTAAACAGCAGTAGCTTTGCCACGGGCCAATGTGTTCAACAATGGAGTGTCGGTGGGAGAGATGTTATAGATCACATCGGACAAATCTTCACGGTTGCCGATAGATTGGTAGGTTTGATAAACAGCCATTTTGGTTTCCTATTACAAGAATTTTTCAAAGAGTAACGCTGCGTCACGGACTTTGCCTGTTTCACGCAAACGCTGTTGTAGTTTTTTGTTCTGTTCTGCCTCTGCATTTCGTGGCACAGAAGTTCCCGCCTTCATCATCTTAGGAGCAGCCTCGACCTTTTTAGTAATCTCAGGCTTTTTGCTCTGAAGTTGCGAATACTTCATGCCGTGATACAAATTCAAAACAGCCCTAGAGTCATACAATCCTGCAAGCTCTTGGTCAGTCCAACCCACACTCTTGGCGTACTCTCGAATATCCTTGCGGATTTGGTCGCCAGCTTTAGGGTCGCCATAACCAGGTATCAGGCTAGTCAACTTTTGACTTTCTTCAGCGAGATGGGCTTTCAGTCGCTCAGATTGCTCCGCTTGTTGCTGTTGTGCAATGCGTTGCTGTTCTTGTTGCAAGACCGCTAACTGCTTCTCACGCTGTGCCTGTTCAGCCACCTTCACGGCATAGCCGATTGGGTCAACTTCCTTCAAAGCCTCAAGATTTTCACCCTTGTTCTGTTGCTGGAGAAATTGCTCCATCATTTGCAGACGTTGGGCATACTGATCTCTTAATTGTTTCGCTTCCTGAATCTTCGCTCGTTCTGCCTCGACAGCCTTGCGTTCTTCAGAAAGTTTCTGGGTTTTCTTGGTGTAATCTGCGCCTAGTTGGTAGCCCTCAATAAGCTCAGTCTCAGTTACTTCTCGTTCCTCTCCAGCGGCTTTCACCCTGAATGTACGAGTAGGCTGTTCTTCAGCTTCTTCAGAA